AATAAAAACAACAATCGGTGAACAACATGGACAAAATTCACGCAATGCAGGTGTTTGTGCGGGTGGCCGAAATGGGCAGTTTTACCCGCGCGGCCTCGAGGACGCCGAGAAGATGGCTAAAGCCATGGTGGATCCGTGGCAACAATTCGGTGCGGCCGTCGAAGGGCTGCGCATTGCCTTCGGCCAGGCGCTGATCCCGATCCTGACGCCCCTGATGGCCAAGCTTTCCAGCATTGCCGGCACCATGACTCGCTGGACTCAAATGTTCCCCAACATCACCCGGGTGATCGGCATTGTCTCGCTGACGATCTTGGCGCTGATTGCCGTCATGTCATTGCTCACTTTTGCCGTCGGCGCCGGCCGCATGGCTTGGCTGGCGATGGTCACTGTCTGGAAAGTGGTGCAGATGATCAGCCTGCGGACAACGGCGGTATTTCTTCTGCAGAAGCTGATGATGCTGACCTATATCACCGTTATCGCGTTGCTGACGGTGGGCTTAGGGCTGGTACGCGGAGCGATGCTTATGTGGCAGGGCGCCATCTGGCTCGTTAACGCCGCGATGCTAGCCAACCCGGTCGTGTGGATCGTGATCGGCGTCATGGCCCTGGTCGCTGCTGTGATCGCCGCCGTTGTGTATTGGGACGAATGGACTGCCGCGCTGATGAACAGCGAGGCGTTCAAGTGGGTCAGCGATCAGCTCACCGCGCTGTCGGACTGGTTCACGTCCATGGGCGGCTGGAGTGGCATGGCCAAGGCCGCTTGGGACGGCATCGTCGCGATCTTTCACAAGTCGATCAACAGCCTGATCGAGATGCTGAACAAGATCCCCGGCGTCGACATCGAGACCAAGTTCGGCGCCATGCCTGAAGTGCCCGGTACCGACATTGGCGTCAACAACGTGGACGCCTCTGCAGCTGCGCAAAAAGCCCAGCAGACCATCAACGCGGCCATTCCAAGCCTGTCGCCAGCGCGGCCTAACGCCGTGCCGGCGGGCGGCCTGCTAACCAGCATTCAGAACAACAACAGCAGCCAGAACAAGGGCACCCATGTGGAAACACTGAACATCAACACCGCCAAGCCCATGACCCCGCTGGAGCTTGAAAACATGATGAGCATGGCGGTGCCGGGATGAGCGAATACATCGACCTGCTGATCCACGAAAACGACCTGGTGCTCGATCCGTCCCGCCAGCCCGAACTGATCGATGACCGGGCCAGCATCGCCCAGGACATCGCTCACATGATCCGCGACAGCGGTCTGCTGGTGACGTTGGTGGCCGAGCGCAACCGTCTGAAACAGCGCGACTGCATTCAGCAATTGGAGCTGCTGGTCGAGGCGGACGAACGCCTCGTACCGGGTACCGCACTGATTACCCAGCTTGAGCCTGGGCAGTTCCTGGTGACGGCCACAACCCTGAAATTCGGCAGTATCGAGGTGACGTTGTGAGTGACGTGGATTTCAAACAGGCTCTGTCCGACGCCGGCATTCCGACCACTGAGGCTGGCCTCCGCCAGGCGTGGGAAGCGGAAGTACTCGCCCAGGGCAGCAAGCTGAGCAACACCAGCACCTGGTCGCCGTTCTGGCGGGTGGTCACCGCGTTGGTGACCAAACCCGTGCTGTGGATCCTCGACTTTTTTGTCGCCACGGTACTGCCGAATTTCTTCGTCAAAACCGCCGTAGATGCTTGGCTCGACATGCTGGCCTGGGGGGTGAATGTCGAGCGCAAGGGCGCGACCAAAGCCAGCGGCCTGTTGCTGTTCACCCGGGTCGCCCCCGGCGGCGCGCTCGAGGTCGCGAAAGGCACGGTAGTGCAGTCCGCCGCGATCAATGGCCACGTTTACCAGTTGGTGACCACTGCGGTCGGCACCTTCTCCGATGGACTGATGCAGCTGCTTGTTCCGGTCGAAGCGGTGGATGTCGGCAGCGGCTACAACCTGGCGCCCGGCTATTACGCCGTGTTGCCAGTGCCGATTCCAGGCATTGCCCAGGTCGTCAACGCTGACGGCTGGTTGACCACACCAGGCGCGGACAGGGAGCCCAACGACGAGCTGCGTCTGCGCGTGCGCAATCAGTTCTCGGCGGTCAACCAATGGCACACCGACGCGGTGTATCGAGCGATGATTTCCGCTTTCCCGGGCGTGCGTCCGGATGGCGTGTATTTCGAGCATGGCGCCCCACGTGGCCCGGGTAGTGCTAACGCCTTTGTGCTGTTCGATGCCGACGTGCCGGCAGCGACTTACCTGGAGCAAATCAATTCGCACATCCGGGACCAGGGCAACCATGGTCACGGTGACGATCTTCTAGTGATGGTCATGCCGGAAACCCTGCACGCGTTGCGGGTGACCCTCTGGCCGCGCTCCACCCTGAGCGATGCCCAGCGGCAAACCCTGCAGGACGAAACCGCGCTGTTCATCCGGGCGGCGTTTCGCGAAAGCACCACCAGCGACTACCAGCCGACGCTGACTTATCCACAGTCGCGCTTTTCATTCAGCCGCCTGGGCGAAGAGCTGCACCAGCAATTCCCGGGGATCGAGTCGTTGCACTTCGACAACGACGACATCCTGTCAGAGCTGAACATCCCCCGGATCCAGAGTCTGGAGGTGCTGACCAATGATTAAGCTCGAGCTGAAATTCTGGTTGGCCGGTACCGAGCTGACCAAGCTCAAGGACGCCGCGCAGTCCTGGTGGGGCAAGGTCGAGGGTTGGTTGCGCTGGCCGCTACTGCAGCTGGACGCTGACACCTGCCATTTGACCATGCTCGATTTGCTGGCCTGGCAGCGCGACATCACCCGCTTCAAGGGTGAGCCCGAAAGCATGTACCGCTTGCGCGTGAAGTTCGCCTTCATCAACGCGGTCGACGCCGGCAGCACCGCCGGGATGAAACGCATCCTGCAGCGCCTGGGCGTCGGCTACATCGAGATTGAGGAGCGCATGCCCGATCGGGATTGGGACGTCGTGCTGCTGCGTTTCTCCGACACCCAGCTATCACAGAACCCGGAACTGCTGCGGGTTTTGATTCAGCAATACGGCCGCACATGCCGCCGTTATGACTTCGTGACCATCACGCCGGTGCCGTTTCGCATCGCTCTGGTCGACTTCAACGACGACCAGCAAACGCTGGTCGCCAGTCTTTAGGAGCCCCCATGGGAGCCAATATTACCCTTGCGGGTGAAAGCCTGATCGCGCAGAAGCACGCCGCCCAGTTGGGCCTCGATGTCACGCGCTTTATTTTTGCCAACGTGCCCGGGCTTGACCCGAGCGGGCCGGTGGATCGCGCCGCGTCGAAACCTGCCGCCGCGCAGATCGTTCACGTTTACGACATTCCCAAGGAAAACGCCGGCTACGTGAACCCCAACCAGGTGGTCTACAGCTCGCAGATCGGCTCCGACGTCGGCGACTGGGACTTCAACTGGATCGGGCTCGAGACGGCCGAGGGTGTGCTGTTCGCCGTGGCCTATGTGCCGCTGCAGATCAAACGTCGCAACATTCCACCGCTGCAGATCGGCAACAACCTGACGCGAAACTTTCTGGTGGCGTTCGACGGCGCCCAGGCGCTGACCGGCATCACGATCGATGCCAGCACCTGGCAGCACGACTTTACCGTGCGCTTGGCCGGCATCGATGAGCGTGAGCGATTGAGCAACCGCGACGTCTTTGGCCGTGCGTGCTTCTTCGGCGCCTCGCTGCAGTTGGTGAAGGTCGGCAGCGCTTACCAGCTGCAACCGGGTAGCGCCTACATCGAAGGCATTCGCCTCGTGCGCTCTGCCGCGCTTGCGGTAGTGCCGCCGGCATTCCCCACCACCGCGTGGCTGGACGTCTCCCTGCAGCGCGAACTCAGCGATGTCGTGGCCAGCTGGAACGTGGTGTTTGCCGCCGATCGCCCTGACTACACCGACAGCGCCGGGGTACGCCATTACTGCGTGGCTCTGGCGGATTTGCCGAACGCCGGCACCGTCACCGATCGCCGAAGTGTCGAGCTGATCGACGGGCCGCTGGTGAAGCATTTCGCGGCGCGCACGGGTGATTACGAATACTTGCGCGCACGGGCGACCACCAAAGAAGACGTGGACCTGGGCAACCTGCCGAACGCCAAGAGCGACGATCCCAGCACCAACAGTAGCGAGATTCTGGCTACGACGGCGGCACTCAACAGACTCCAGCAACAGGTCGGTGAATCGTTAACGGGCATGGTGGCTTCGTTCGCGATGAGTACAGCGCCAACTGGCTGGCTCAAGTGCAACGGCGCCGTGGTGTCGCGCACGACCTTTGCCAGCCTCTTTGCGCGTATCGGTACGGTGTTTGGGGCCGGTGACGGCACCAGTACGTTCGGCGTACCTGATCTGCGTGGCCTGTTTCTTCGCGGCCTGGACGATGGACGCGGTATCGATGCCGCTCGGGTACTTGGCGCTTATCAAGAAATGATGCATCAGTCCCACACTCACACTGCGTCGGCCGGTGCAGATGGTAATCACATCCACGGCGCGTGGACTGATTCGCAAGGGGCGCACACCCACGCGACTGCAGGTGCGCCCGGTATTGGTCAAGGTGCGCCCGGCGTCAACTCGGTGCAACAGTCGAGCGGTGCGCATGAAACTGCATGGGCTGGAGCCCACTCGCACAACGTAGGTATGAACGGCAGCGGAAACCACTCTCACGCGATCACCGTTAATGCTGCCGGCGCCGCCGAAACGCGGCCAAAGAACATCGCCCTTCTTTTCTGCATCAAGTATTGAGAATGCGCATGACCAAGAAACTTGTTTATCAGACCGACCACCTGGGGATGTTCATTGGTACCACTGAGGCTGACGAATCGCCTCTTGAGCCTGGTGTGTACCTGATCCCCGGCGGCTGCGTTGAAACACCCCCACCTGCGGCTCCCGAACATCAAGTTGCTTGCTGGAACGGCGAGAATTGGCAACTGGTGGACTACTTGGGTGGCGTGGTGGTTTACAGCACGGTGTCCGGCGAGCCCCGAACCTTGGAAGGGTTTGAGCGGATACCGTCCGGATACACCATGAAAAAGCCCGGGCCGAATCAGGTCTGGAAAAACGGCGCTTGGGTGGATGACATCGACGCAGTGTTGACTGCACTGCAGCGCCAAAAACTGCTGATGATCGAAGAGGACTACACGGCTTTTATCGCCGGTGGCTTCAACTCCAAGGCTTTGGGGGAGGTGCACCGTTATAGCAGTGCCATTGATGACCAGGTGGACCTCAATGGCCAGGTGCTGCTGGGCGTGGACGACGTTTATCCATGTTGGGACGCCGAACAGGTGAAGGCATTCCGACCGCACACCATCGCCCAGTTGCAGCGCGTCAGTCAGGATCTGGTGCGTTTCAAGCAGGGTGCTCAGCAGCACGCGGACAGCTTGCGTGAAACCTTGGACAAAGCTCAGCAAAGCAAAGATCTCAAGATGATGAAAGCCGTCACCTGGAAGCTTTCGGCATGACCTGGTCACCGGTGACCATGCGCTGGCCAGAACAAGCCACGCAATGGATGGAAGGACTGAGCGCGGCTCAGGATCTGGCCGGCGGAGAGCTGGCCAGCACTGCGTTACGTCTGGCCAGCCTCGACGGCATGACCAGCACGAACCCAGGGCCAGTCGGTGACGCGGCGAAAGGCGCGATCGCCGCCGGCCGTGCAGCGATGGCGGGGCAGTTAGGTGAGGCGCCGGCGTGCCTGGTGGTGACACCGTTCCAGAGCGGCATTGGCCAGGGACGCGGCAATCAGCGTTTTCTGTCTGCGCCGAATCTGCTGCAGCAGTTGGCCGGCAAACTGATCGACGCCACAGATACTGGTCGGCCGACTGAACCGCAGTACGCGCTGTCATTGATGTTCCTTGGCACCAATTACGCCCAGTTGGCCGCCACGCTGTCGCGCTTCAATGCGCTGCTACCGATTCCCGACCTGGTGCGGACAGAACGCCGCGCCACGCATCTGTCGACACTGGAGACGGA